GAACATGCAACTAAGCAGAGATCACCTGGCGTGATAACGACGGAGATGGCTACTGGTGTATTGAAGAAACAGTCAATGGCAAAATATACAAAGATGATGAGTGGGGCGGCTGTGAAAAAGCCGTAGGCAACTTGAGCGATGACATATTGTTTGATATGTGTGAGCGTTTGGGACTGGAACCAGACTATGATGAAGAGGAGGCCGCAGAATGACTTACACTATCTATCGTGTTCGTAGTAGTATTGCTGATTGGGCAGTATATGATCAAGATGACAATCTTGTGTATCGTGGAGACGATCAAGAAGAGTGCCAAAACTGGATTGATTTAACAAAGTTGGAGGCCGCAGAATGATTTTACAATACCAAAACAACCCCGTGGTAGCCGCTTGGTTGGCTGAAAAAGGTGGCGTGGATGGGATTGAAGAACAAGACTTCCTGATCCCAGGATACTTTGAAAACTGGGCCAGCGACGCAGGAGTAGATCGCGATCTAACTGATCCGGAGTATCAGGCTCTTATGGAGCATATTCACCAGCACGAACTATATGAATCCATCTGTGTGGATGTGGCATTTTGGCACGATCACTTTGATGATGTGGATGGCTTTGATGACTACGATCCCAGTGTTATGAGTGAAGACCTTATGGACATCTGTGATGCGTGGTTTAGTGAAAACATCCCAGTTGAAGAGTGCGAAGAATAACCGCAGTTAAATACTTCACAAGCCAGGGTGCATTTACTGACATTTAGGCACTCCAACTGCACGGTGGGGCGGTCCTGGCAAGCCCACCACCAACAAGGAAACCATATGGGCGAGGCACGACGCAGGTCAAAAGAGATTCAAGAGATCAAGAAGTGGGGTGGTCGTCTAATGGACACACCCACAAAACCCACGCCTGTGATGTTTAGAGCAGGCGACTCAATGTGGATGATCGCTGATCGAGAGTTTGGTGCTTGGGTCAAGGCCGCACACGAGATCACAACCTTGGCTGACGTTCAACGAGAGTTTGCCAGACTGGCACTTGTGGCTGAACGATCAGGTGTGAAAGAACGGGAATGCCAGATGTGGTTTGAACTACAACTCCGACAGTATGCTGACGCACACCTGGCACGGCCAATGCCCACGCCCATAGTGTTTGCCCAAAGTGGTAGACCTACAAAGTAAATCCAGTTATAATATACACATATTAAACAACTTGAGAGAGCACAATGTTCAAAGTGGAATATCAATATAAACAAAATCTTAGATGTCGCAATATTTTTGACAACTTTGATGAAGCCTTTATATTTTATTATAAATGTCTTTTTAACAATATCAAAGTTGATTTACCAAAAGAAATAAACCAGGTAGAGGCCGCAGAATGAGCAATACACCTACAGCAAATAGTCAAGCATATCATATGCCAAACCTGGGAGATGCTTTCTATACCAAACACAATCTGACTCCACCAACTGATCCACAGCCAACACTATTAGGACCTGTTGTGGAAGTGGTTGATGAACACGCTTGCTGGGTCAAACGAGACACCCACAATACAAAATACATCTACAATGACGAATCTGATTCCTGGCACGCTGTTTGTCTTGACTACGGCACTTACAAAGTTGATGTTGTGATGCCTGGAATAAACATTGTGTATAAACTGTAGATCTCCCTTGACAAGAATCTTCAAGTTTAAGCCCTGAATCCCCAGGGCTTTTTTATGGCCAGCATAAGTAATCATATGTCAACGGAAAAGAAATCAGAAAAACCCGCCCGCAAAAAGATCAGTAGTCGTGGTGGTGCTCGTCCTGGATCGGGTCGTCCAAAGGGTTCAACCACCAAGGTCAGCCTGGATGATCTACTCAACAACATAGAACTGGCCACTGGTCAAACCTATGGTGAACTCTTGGCCCACAACTACGCCGGTGCCATCAGCCGGTCAGATTGGTCAGGCGTTAGGGACTATGACAAGGCCTTTATGAACAAGTTATTGGCAGACAAAACCGAAGTCACCACCATAGACACTCAAGAAGCCCTTGAAGCCAAGCACACAGCATTCGCTGAAGCCCTACGCCAAATCACTGGTATTGCCCCCAAGGACTAAATAATAACACACGCTCGACGAGCAAAGGAAAAACAAAAATGATGAGACCAAACTCAAAAACACAAATGGATCAAGGTTTAGGCTTTGATGGTGCTGGTCGGGAAAGCACAGGCACAGTTCGTGGTGGCTTGCACGTGAACAGATTCACAGGCTATATGAACGATGGCCGCCTGGTCAACCGAGGCCGTGGACCCACAGTTGGCAATCACGGTTGTGAGAATACCGCACGTGCCGGTGCTTCAGTTTCAGTTACCAAGGACCCATATGCTTGCCCTCCTACAAGTGGCACTCCAAAACTACCAGCACAAGGTTCAGTGCGTGACAACATCAACCGTGGATCACAAGTGCGTGGTTCCGGTATGACAGCAGTGAAGAAGCCTTCAAACCCCGACGCCATTCGTGCCAAGCAAACAGGTGGTCCTGATTATGGTTCAACCACAAAGGGTGCTCGCCCTGTTGCTCCTGGTAGCACTGGTGGCATCAACTACGGCCCCAAGAGCCAATACTAAGAGATAGACTATGAGTATACCATTTTCCCCCGTGGGTCCTTCAATCATTGCTGCCTATGCAGATGATTCAACTGACACTGCCATCACCATCACACCAGGCTCAGCAGGCCTACCCAATGTGTTGTATTGTGTGAACGTGGACACAGCCAATGTGGTTGTGGTCAACACTTCATTTGACGCACTGGACACCAATGCCAGTATCCCCACATCAGGTGCCAATGGTGTCGGTGTTGTGATTGGTCCATCAAGCACAGCAATGATTCGACTGCCACAAGTGCCTTATGTGTCAGGCAACCTTTATGTGTCAGTGGCAGGTGATTCAGCCACTGGCAACGTATTCATCACACCCGGAGTAGTATAATGAGAACATCAACAACCAATATGCAAGCCAAGAGCATAAACCAGAAGCGTGGCCCCACAACAGGCAACCACAACACAGGCACCAAACGTGCTGACGCAATGGCTGAAAAGGACCGGACAGGTTTAGAGAAGTCAGCACTGGCTGATATGGTCACTGACGCTGTAGCCCGTCGTGGTGAACTAATGAGATCAGTAAGAGATCCAGCAGTGGAGCCCGTCAAGGCCCGGGTCAATGTTGGTCGTGGTCCCACAAAAGGCAACGCCGGCAAGCAACAGAAGTCAGCAGCCGCACGTCGAGGTGCATTAGGTGCCACTTCAGGTTATTGAATAACCCCACTTGAGCACACAAGGGTGTGTTCAAGTTTTTGTTTAAGATAAGGAAAAGATATGAACAAAAGACCCACCCCCACACCCGCGGAAAACATCTGGGATGACGCTGTAGAACCAGCCACTCCTGTTGAACCTCCTGCCAAGACCCCCAGGTTAAAAAAGCCAGCAGAGCCAGCACCAGTTGATCGCGAGTTCGACACGGAAGGCTTGATGACTGACTTCCCTACGGCCAAAGACCTTGAACGCTTTGTGTATGATGAAACAGGCATTGTGCTGAACCTTAAAGGTCGTGCCAACAAACTCAAATACCAAATAGCAATGGACACTCTAAATGGTGTCAACGTTGATCAACGCTACATTGGCACAAGTAATCCTTACCTGGACAAGACTGATCTTGTGCCGGAAGAATCCCTTAAAGAACTACCCCCAAGAGATCCTGCCATCCCTGGCCGTGCTGACCTACAGAATGAATTCTTCACTGCGTTTGTGCCACACTCGGATGCGGAGTATCACAGTCAAGGTCGCAAGATGCACTGCACGTTCAAGAAGTATAAGAATGGTATGATCACCTATGAAGTGATAGGACCCATTGAGCCACGCCCATTCGGTGAGAAGATCGACAAGTGGGGCAAGGTTCGTCCTGAGATTATCAAGTGGGTTGATCCACGCACAGGCGAACAGATTGTGCAACGCAGTGATGGCACACTCACTCCCATTGGGCGTAGACTACGTGCTATGATGCAGACATTCCGCTACAACACAACCAATCAATGGGTGCGTTATGTAGACAGAGACTTCATCAGCCTGGACCACAAGGCCGCTATCAATCCCTGGGACTTGGACGAATAATGACACAGCCTACTGCTCAGATTAGAGATGGTATCATTCACAACGCAGTGGAGTCACGCCGTGCGGATGATACCAAGATCTTACAAAAGGTCAATGCTGTGAACCGTGAAGCGTTTACCCAACGCTTTCCACATCAGTTGGAACACCATATGCGACTGGTGTCAGAACGCCTGCAGGGCCTGTTGAGCAAACCACAGGGCTTTGTGTTGGACCATCCAGATTCCTGGCCTGCCACTGCTGATGAAATATTTGCCCTGGCCCACGCACTCAAGGACCTAAACCAAGTGCGTCAAGACTGGCGACTACCTGATCCCGAATAATGCTTGATCCCACAGTGCTTATGCGTCGAGCCCTGCGATGGGTGCTGGATTCCAACTCAATCCCACATCAAGCCTGGCCCACACTCACAACAGACGTGCAGGACCAAATGCAGGACCTGGTGATTGATGTGGCTGATGATATGCGTTATAATCAACTACGCTACTTTAGACCTTTTGAACACCAAAAGAGTTTCTTTGTGACCACCACTGATCGTAGAGGCATCCTGGCAGCCAATCGTATTGGTAAGACAGTATCAACCTGTTATGAAACAGCCTATCACCTTACAGGACAGTATCCTGAGTGGTGGCAGGGACGTCGCTTTGACAAGCCCATCACAGCAATGGTAGCCGGCGAAGGCTGGAGCCAAGTGGCTCTGGTGCTACAGAATGAACTCTTGGGCACTCCAGATGTGAAACTGCGTGATCAGATAGGCACAGGAGCCATACCAAGAGATGCCATTGTTCAGGATACTATGCGTGG